CCCACCCCGGAATATTCCGCCACCCGTGTTCTGTGGTACTGGGCCGGTTACGCTCTGAATGACGCCGGCGTTTACCCGGACCTGACCGAGACCGAAGCCCGGCTGGTTATGCTCAAGGCCCAGGCCATCGGGCTGCGGTTGCAGGCCAACCGGGCCGCTCAGGACGCCTGGCAATATGCCATTGGCGATGAGCGGGTTTCCAAGGAGAAGCTGGCCGAGGCGCTGGCCAACCAGGCTGAGGCAATGGAGCAAGCCTACCAGCGTGACCTGGCCGGCAACACCAGCCGGGCGGTAGGGCAACGCGCTTACCGGGCGGATGAAATCTGGAGTAACCAGGAATGATCACTGCCGGCGACCTGGCCCGGATGCAGGCCGACCTGGCCGCCATCCGGCAGGACAATGAAATTCAGATTGTCATCCGGCGGGGACAGACGACCCTGGCGATGCAGCCGGTGCGGCTGGCCCGGCAGGGCGGAACGGGCCAAACCCAAACCTCCGCCGGCGGGCAGGAAGCGCGGGCGCGGGTGGTGGTGGTCGGCGGCACCGACTTTGAGGTGCAGCCGGGCGACCGCTTCAACGATGCGGCCGGCCACCTGTACCGGGTGATCCTGGTGCGGCCCAACCGCCGGGCGGCGGTGGTCGCCGAAGCTGAACTGGTGGAGTAGGAATGCCAATCGTTCGCGCCGGGGGCGGCTGCACCTGGATCAGGCCGCCGTCAGTCATTGCAACCGGGTTGCAGGAGTTTGACGCCAGGAGCTGGGCGGCCGCCGTGGCCGTGGCCGAATTCATCGCCCAGAAAATGCAGGATGATGCCCGCCGCAACGCGCCCTGGTCTGACCGGACCGGCAACGCCCGCAGCGGCTTGTTTGGCGCGGTTGATTCGGGCGGGCGCAATGAGGCGGGGCAAATAACCGCGCTGGCGGAGCGCGTGGTCAAAATATACCTGGCTCACACGATGGAGTATGGCGTTTACCTGGAGCTGGCCCATGGCGAGAAATATGCCATCATCTGGCCCACAATCGAGCGCCATTTGCCGGAACTGAAGCGGTTGTTGGATGGCATATTTAAGTGAGGGGGATATGCGATCGGCGATTTTTGATTTATTAGCAACCGATACGCAACTGGCCACAAGTTTACCCGGTGGTTTTTATGATGCCGCGGTGGTGGATGAAATCAGCCGCCAGAATACTCCGGCGGCCTTTGACACCAATTCCGAACTTAAGCCCTGCGCCCTGTTAAAGATGAGCGCGACCACGCCGCTGGGGCCTTACGCGCACTCGGCGCGGCAAGGGTTTAGCGTGTTGGTCTATGCTGCGCCGGACGAGGCGATAGAGCGGGTTTATGAACTGCTGCATAAGCAGACGTTAAGGCCGCTGGGCGCGACGGCCGGTTGTTGGGAAATTCACTGGACAGATGATGTGACCGGCCAACACGACGAGGCGTTGTCGGCCAGCTTGAATATTAGCCGCTTTGAGGCGGTCATTTTACGCAGGTATTAGCAACCATAGGAGGTTACTGTGAAAAAGGTTTTTAATTTGGGGTTGGCCTTATGGGGCGGGGTTAGCTCAACTGCCTTGCTGCTGCTTCTGATGGGCAGCGGTTTAGCCCAGGCCGCGCCGGGCATCGCGCCGCTTTTGGCCACCAATCCGGCCGCATTAACCGTGACGACCGTCTCGTGGGCTGACGGCGGGGCCAGGGCCGAAACCACCTATCCCATCAGCCCCACCGCCGGGAATCGCTTTACCAATGACGGCCGGGTGATGGTGCAACTGGTCAACAACTACACCGCGACCGTCACCGCCACCTTTGAGACGCCGGGCCATAACAGTGTTGGGTTGGAGATTGCTGACCTGGACGTGGTGGTGGGCGCGGGCGTTACCAAATTTGTGCCGTTTTTGCCGCCCGGCGATTTTAACCAAACCATTTCCGGCACGCTGAACCAGGTAAAAATCACCTATTCGACCACCGACACAACCAGCCTGGGCAGCAACTTTACCATTGGGCTGTGGCGCTTCCAATGAGAATAAAGTACAGCGGGACATACTACCGCCGGGCCTTTGGCCTGGAATGGCTGCCGGATGGCGTAATCGACGTGACCGACGCCGCCGTGGTGGCCGGTTTGTTGACCAACCCGCTGAACGATTTTGGGATTGCGCCCGACGAACCGTTATTGGCCATCGTTGGCCCGGAGATGACCCCCAACCTGGCTCTCGCCGGCATAACCAGCCAGCCCGGTCTGGCCGGACTGGATAAAGCCGGCCAGAAACGGGTGGCCGCTGAGTTGGGCCTCCCCTTTAAGGCCGTGGGCGAGTGGATAAAAAAGGCAAAAAACGCGCTAACCGGCGCGGTCAATGAAACACAGGAGATTTAACCGATGACCATAGGAAACGCTATGCCCTTTGGGCTGCGCGATGTAAAAGTAGTGAACAGCACCGGCACGGCTTATGCCACCTTGCCGGCGGCTAAAACAATGACGGTGACGCCGCGTATGGCCGGCGGCGAATTAACCGGCAGCGACCGGATTGCCAGCGTGGTGGCTTATCCAATTGGGGCTGATTTAACCCTGGAAGGCGGGGGTATCCCCTTTAACGCGCTGGCGATCATCACCGGCAAAACCGCCACCCTGGAGGGCGTGTCGCCCGGGCAAACCTTAACCCTGGCGGTTGAGGCCGGAGACGTGATGCCCTATTTCAAAGCCTACGGCAGGGCCGTGGGCGAGGGTCAGGACGATGTCCATTGCAAGGTTTTTAAATGCAAGGCAAACAAGCTGGAAGGCTCGTTTGCCGAGAACACGTTTATCATCACCAAATGCTCCGGCGTGGCCCTGCCCGATGACAGCGGCAAAATTTACGAATGGGTGCAGAACGAAACGGCCGCCGACCTGCCGACCACATGATCAGAGTTAGGTCTGGTTCATCCGGCCCAACTCTGATTAATATTTTATAAAGGAACCTACGATGACAACTAACGCTAAAACCTGGTATGACCGTCAGATTACCGCAGTAACCCTGCCCAGCGGTAACACCGCCCGGCTGCGCCAGGTTGACCTGTTTGATTTGATGGTGCAGGGCAACATCCCCGACTCGCTGACCGGCCTGGTGGCCCAACAGTTACGGATGAACAAAGGCCAACCGGAGCAATTGAGCGAGGCCGGGCCAATCAACACCATGAAAGGCTATGGCGAATTACTGGAGGTAACCGCCCTGGCCGCTTTTGTTGAGCCGCAATTGGTCAAGGCTGAAGCCGACGAGGATTTGGATAGCAACAAGCTATGGGTGGGCCGCCTTTCCGTGGCCGACAAAAACGCGGTGTTTAATTGGGCCAACGGGAAGGCGAAGCACATAGAACCCTTTCGTGCTGAACCTGCCGCAGTTATGGGCGACGCACAACCTGGCGAAGACGTACCACCAGCGGCCGTCGAGCCTGATGGGGCTAACGGGCTGGGCAGCTTACCAGTTTGACCTGGCTGCCGCATACCTGGGGCGGCGCGTCGAACAGGCGTTGGCCGATAAAGAGGACGTGAGAATTTTACTGACCGGTAAAAAAACTACCTCGCCTTTGCCCGCGTTCAGACCACCTATTGACCGCAAAATAAAAATTCCCGAAAACGGCATCTGGTAAACAATGTCTGTCAATCTTGGTTCAGCCTACGGCCAAATCACAATCGATACCGCCGGCGTACAACAAAATGTCAGAGTTGCCATCGATTTGATGGGGCAGGCCGAGTCGTCGTTTCTGGAAATAGCCGGGCCGGTGGCCACCGCCCAGGCCGCGTTGCAGCTTTTTGCCGAGGCAGCCCAACTGGTGAGCCGGACCATAGAGGCGCTGGGCGCAGGGTTGATTGGCGGCAATAAAGAGTTTGAGCAGTACGAAGTTGGCTTTAAGGTGTTATTGGGCAATGCGGAATTGGCCCAACAACGCATGCAGGAACTGGCCGACTTCAACCAAAAAACCCCGTTTGAACTCCCCGGCGTGGTCGAATCTGACCGAATTTTGCAGGGCTTTGGCCTGCATGCCGCCGCTGTCACCGCGCATTTTAGAAAAATGGATATTGACGTTCGCGCCGTCACCGCCGATGTCGCCGCCGGCGCGAAAACCGATATGCAGCGCATTGCCACCGATATTGGCCGCTTTTCGTCCGGCGCCACCGGCGAGGCCATCGAGGATTTTCAGCGCATGGGGGTGCTGACCCGCGAGCAACTCAAAGGGATGGGCGTTGAGTTCAATAAATCAAATCAACTGGTTTCGCCCCTGCCGGAAGCCCTGGATGCAGTGCTGATTGCTCTTAAAGAGAAATATGGCGGGATGGCTGACGAGCAGAGCAAGACGCTGGGTGGGATGGAATCAAACCTGGCCGACTGGAAAGATAACACGCTGCGGCTATTGGGCGAACCCATCTTTGATAAAGTCAAAGAAGGGTTGCAGTTGCTCCTCGACGTGCTTGGCTCGGCCGAGGCCAAAAGCGCCACAGCGGAGTTTGCCGAGTCCATCAAGCTGGTCATCCAGGTGCTGGGTGATTTTTTGGACATACCCTCACAAGGCGATTGGCAGGGGTTTATCAAATCGTTTTCCGAAGGGCTGCAAACGGTTAATTCATTTTTAACCGAGTTTCACGACCGGCTGCGCAGCTTTACCGGGCAAGATGTGCTGGGCGAACTGTCCAATAATATTGACGCCGTCAACGACCGGCTGGGGAAATCGCTGGATGACCTGGAAAAGAACTATGACCGGACGGTTAAAAATATTCAGGGTAATATTCAGGTAGTTAATGACGATTTTAACGCGGCTATGGCCGAGGTGGCCGAGAAATACGGTAAAAAAGCCGAAAAGGTTGAGGAGCAGACCGCCACCGCGATAAAGAACATTCGCCGGCAAATGGATGACGCCACCTACAATTATGAAGAGGGCATCGCCAAAAAACGCCAGGCGTTGCAAGAAAAACTGGGCGACATGGCCGACCAATGGGCCGAAAAGCAACGGTCAATCAACCAAAGCATTCAGGATCAAATATCCGGACTGGAGGATAAGCGCCGCGATATTCAAGAAAAATTACAGGAAAAGCTGGACAACCTGGCCGAACAGCACGGCGAAAAGCGCGCCAAACTGGAAGAACAATTGGCCACGGCGGCCACCCAGGAAGAGCGCGATAAAATCAAGGTCCTTTTAGACGCCGAGGACGGCCGCTATGACGCTGAAGTCAAAAAAGCGGAAGATAAAGCTAAAAAAGAAGAGCAAAAGGCCAAAGAGCAGGCCGATAAAGCCATTAACCGCTTGAAAGACCAGTTAGCCCGCGAAGAGGCGGAATACAACAAAAAGGTTGAAAAAGAAAAGGCGCGCGAAGCGCAGGCCGAGGCCGACGAGACCGAAAAATATAACCGGCAGATGGCCAACTACCAGACGCGGCTAGACGATGAAAACGCCAAGCGCCAGAAGCAGTTGGGTGAGATAGCCGCCGAAAGAGCTAAAGAAGAAGGCGAATTAAAAACAAACCACGACAATAAACTTAAAATGCTTAATGACCGGCTGGCAGCCGAGGAGCAAGCCTACGCTGATAACCAGGCCAAAATCAAGGCCAACGCTCAAAAAGAGATTGAGGCCATGCAGACGCAGGCCCAGGCCAGGGTTGAGGCGCTCAATCAACCGGCCACCGGCGCAATGGCGCAAATTTTGGGTTTTATAGATACCCTCAAGCAGGCCAAGCAGTCGGTGGATGAGTTTAGCGCCAGCGTGGACACGTTTTTCGCCAAACTCAGCAGCGGAGACATTTCGGGCGCGTTTAAGGGGCTGGGTCAATTGGATATTTTGGGCGGGCTGGATACCAGCGAGGCGGGCGTGGCGGCTAAGTTAAACCCGTTGATAGATTCTATCACCAACTTCTTCCAAACCCGCTGGCCCGAATTATTTGCCAACGCCAATTTGTCGGGCGATGAGTTTTGGAAGTGGGCTGATGGGGCGGTGTTGCAGGCGGGGGAAAAGTTGAATCAACTGCTTGATTCTATTCAGGCCTGGGCGAATGACCCGCAGACAGCGGTGCGTCTAACGGAGATGGGCAAACAATTGGGCGCGGCGTTGGTAGACGCCCTGAAATTGGCCGGTGAAAACGCGGACAAGATGAACGAGTTTATCGGTGTTGTGCTGGTTACTTTGGGAGAGGCCATTATCGAAGCCAATGCCGCGATTACCGACGTTGGCGCCCAAATAGGCAGCGGCATCATCCAGGGCCTGATTGAAAAAATTACCGGGGAGAAGGTCTCCAAGGAATTGGCCGCCACCATTCAAACGGTTTTGGATGCCGTCTTAACCGCGCTTAATCCATTGGCGCAAATCCAGCACGTTATAAGCTCGGCGCAGACTTTATCAACCGGTGCAGCGGCGGGCAGTAGTAAGTCAAGTGGGTTAGGGATAGCAGTTAACGCGCTTTCAGCGGGAATTATCCCGGCATCGCTCGTTCCAGCCTACGCCCAGGGTACGGATTTTATCGTACCGGCGCAATATACCAATGACTCTTATTTGATGCGTGCCAACGCCGGTGAACACGTATCAATAACGCCGGCCGGCCTGGCCCCAGCTGGAAACGGCGGGGTAACGACAGGTGATATATTCATCGAGGTGAAAGGTGCGGGCGCGCCGGTAGATGTGGCCCGGGCCGTGCGGGCTGAACTTGAAAACCTGTTTAGCCAGGCCAGGAGGCGCTAGATGGCAGGGTTTATTACACTGGACGGCAAAAAATATTTAAACGCGCTGGATTTTACGCCCCGCTGCGAGAAAAGCCAGTCGGTGCAAATGTCGTTATCCGGCAAGACATTGGTCCAAACCTTTGCGGTTATAGACAAAACCTGGGATGTAACAATTTTGGTTGACCTTTACCGGCAAAACCCGGAGTATGGCTGCCGCGCAGATTTATTGGCGGCCTGGTCTAAAGAATATGTCCCCTTTAGTGACCCGTTCGGGGCGCAACACGACGTGTTTATCGCCAACGGATTGGAGGAACAATTGAAGTACGCCATTGTCGATGAAACCGCCAAGTTTGAAGTTAAGCTGGGTTTGAGATTGCGGCAGGGGTGAGGGAGCGCGAGTATGGCCAGAGTTCTCAGTGCCAATCTAACCAGTGAAATGAACAGCTTAAACCGGCGGGTGGCGACCGCCTTGACCGCTGAACGCTGGCTGCCCAAATGGACAGCCGAAATTAGCGGCCTATCGGCCGCCGCGTCCGAGCAATATGCCCACGGGCACGCCGCGATCGTGCTAAAAAATGGTCACGGCGAGGGGGAGGATGTCTTGTTCCGGGCGCGCTCCGGCAGTTACGCGGCGGTCAAAAGCGGCTGGCTCTATGTGGCGGCGATCAAAGGCGGCGACCTGGACAATCCGGCAACCTGGGACAATTTATGGGTGGATACCGGCATCCGGGGGGTGGTCAATCCGGCCTGGGTGAGCAATGGCGACCGGGAGCATGGCGGCTCGCTGGCGTGCGCCGCCTGGTTTGATGGCGTAACCTGGCAAGTGCGGGTCTTCTACTTCAAGCGGGTCTTAACCCCCAGCCACGTCATCAACCTGTGCCAGATTGATTACCGGCTGGCAACCGGCGCCGTCAGCAGCGAGACGATCATCCTGACCCTGCCCAGCGACGCTATTACCTACAGTTCGTTGCAATTGGGCGCCGTCTGCTACCACGAACTTTTCTTGTTGGCCACGGAGCAGGTGGAGGCTTCCCAGGCAACCTGGCAGCAGAGCCTTTACGGCTCGACTGTAAAACGCTATACCGAATCGGGGGGGGGATGGACGCTGGATAGTTATGCGTTTCCGTACCACACCTGCCTTGAAGGCCACGCGGTAAAAGATTCTATTGACAATGACGCGGCCAGCACCGAAACGGTGGCGCAGTGGGGCAAACGGCCATGTGGCGGCCTGGCCGTTAATGAGATCGATGCCAACACGGTGGCGGTTACGTTTGGGGCCATTCACTGGCGGCGACGGGGGTATTACACCCATAACGCGGCGTTACGTTCGTTCATTTACCACCGGGACAGCGGCCTCTGGGAACAAGGGGCGGAGATCGATAAGGCTGATTTTGTTGAAAACCAACGGATAAAACTGGCGATGTTTGCCAGGGGCAGCCAGATAGATGGCAACAATATTTTAGTGTGGAACAGGCTGGTCGAGCCTTCAAATTTTGAACAGGAAGAGGCGGCGCCGGTACTACCCCGCGTGCGGGAGGTGGTCTTGGCCCGGCTTTCAGCCGATGGCAAATATTTGACGCATTTTGAGCGCCTGGGCAGTCAGGATGATTTTACCGCGGCCAGCCTGGTCAAAGTGAATCATAACGGCGGTCAAAGACTATATGCCATCGGTTGGCGGTCTGTGTCTGGCAGCGATATGGCCGCCGCCGTGGGCAATGTGGCTTATCCCCTGGACCTGGGCGCTTACGCAACCGGCTGGAATATGACCAGCAACAACCGCCTGGGGATGACGATCGGGGTCAACGTGCATGATCCGGCGCCTATCTACACGGGGCAACTGGAATATGGGATGTTGGTGCGGGCTAAATTTGGCGTGCCCGGCGAACTGGTGCAAGTGGGCCAGGGGCGCATTGACCAAATCTCACCCTCGTTGCAGGCGTCGGAAAATGGAATTGCCGGCAGCGCGACCCTTAACGCCGTGGCCGATAAGTCCTTACAAGGGACATCGGCCGAGGCCATCGGCGATGAGTTGGCCCATCAGCATTTTTATGTGGCCCCCACGAATCCGATCAAGCACGTTTCCGAAAGTCGCGGCAAGTGGGTGGTAGAGAATATGCTCTGGCCGGAGGCGCAGTTCGCCGGCGTTTACACTGCTCTCAATGGCCAGTGGGCCTACCGGCTTAAATCGTTTCCGTATGCCATGCCCACCAGCGCCAACAAGAATAACCCGGGCTCCTGCCTGACTTCCCGGCCAGAATATATGGGCACCTGGTTTAAGGACATCGCTTGGTTGGGCCAGAATCCGCGGGTTGAGGGCATGATACAGGCCAGCGTGCGTTTTGGTATTGCCAGAACCGAGCAGTCCAGCGCCGTCTTCTCGCCGGTGACGGTGGGCGATGTTCCATATCGAACGGAAATCACCGTCAGTAAATCGAATGGAGTGTATACCAGCGTCAACTGGCGGTTATATAACAATGGTAATAACGAGTTACAGCTTCAGGCAACCGCCGACCAAAGGGCTTGCGCTGCCGGCGTCATCTGTCATGCGCCGGAGGTCGGGCGCAAATTTTCATTTATTTGGGAATATGGCACGCCTCTGGCTAATTATTCCCATATCGAGGACACCCAGCGCAGTACCGAAACGTTTGACAATGCCAGCCTGTCTCATACCGGCTACAACATGCTCTACCTGATCGAGAGCGACTATTCAGGTAGCAATTGGGTGCATAAAGAAGTGGCTTACTGTGTTGCGACCGGCCTGACCCCAGGTAAGCCCGCCGACCTGCGGATGCAGGTGTTGGGGGGAACTGTCTATTGTTTTTACAAGCCATATCCCACCGATGCGCAAATAGCGGCCGGCGCCCAGCCGAGATGGTATTTTGCCTTTAGTTTCAAGTCGGGCCGGTTTGGGGCCAGCCAATTTGGGCTGGTGGGACGCTGCATGGCGACCATCCAGTGGGATACCTGGGAGATGGTCAAGCGCCAATACGAGGTGCAGCGCCTGGTCAATGAGGTGGATTTCTGGAATATAACCGTGTCAGACGCCGTGCCGGATAGAACAATGGAGGAACATTTGCAGCGGCGGTGCTGGCAGGGCTGGACGGCGACCTCCTTTACCAGAAAAGTGGAGAATGACGCCCGAACCGTCAATGCCGGGGAGAGTTACAATTACGCGCTGGAGGCCATCAATCCGACGCTAGACTTTTGCGTAAGCATCCCGGCCAGTGGTAACGAGGCCGGCGTATTCCTGCGCGGTAAATCGCCCGGCGCGCCCACCGGCACATGCGTTAAGATTGGCCTGGTGGCGCATAGTACCAGCAATGCCGCCTCGACGCCGGTCTATTATTACGCCATCAAGCGACGCTTTAGTGGGGGCAGCGAGGTGCTGTCCGCCCGCGAATATGCGCCATCACCGCTGAAGTTAGAGCCGGGCAAACCAATCCCGGTGCGGGTGACCGTCAGGGGCAACGTGTACGCGATTTGGGTCGCCGGCAATTTTGTTGGTTTTTTCACTGATACTACGGCGTTGGGGGTGTATTTTGGGTTATATGCGACCGGGCAAGCCGCCAGTTTCACT